ACACGATAGTAGCAGACGCACCACCAGAATCCGTGATAGTAACTGGACTAGTAACAAAATCAATGGGGTCTTCATTTATAATGTTATCATCAAAATCAGTAGAACTTGTATCTGTACCATCAAGAGCGACACTTCCACTAAGAGCTTCAGCATTTCCTAAGAGAAGATCGTTTGCATCTGTTAAACTGTCATCAGTACCATTTAAAGTAATAGAGTTGCCGATACTTTCGTTTACGAGATTATCACCAGCATCAGTACCACTTGCATCTGTACCTTCTAACAGAAGATGTATTTCATTTACTGCACCATATTCTATATCGGCATCTAATACAATATTATCACCACCATCGTTTAATGTAGCAACAACTGCACTATTTTCTGTAACGAACCTATCTCTTACATGAGCACCAGATTCAAAATACCTTTCAGTAGATAAACCTTCTGTCTCAAATATTAATAAATCTCCATCCTGTTCTGATATTAACTTATCATAAGAAGTTCTACCATTTGTAGGATCTACAGAACCTGGCCCAGCTCCAGGAGCACTCTCTAGTGCAATAGCAGAATGGTCTAAACCTTCATGAAGGAATATACCAATTCGTGTATCTTCTTCTACTAGGAATCCATCACCACCATTATCCGTACCTTCTTCTACAATAAAGTAATCTAATTGCAAGCCAGGAGTAGATGAATCTAATACTAAATTGTTTCCGTCTTCATCTACTAACTGTTCTTCTTCAACTATAATATTATCTGCTTGAAGATTTCCTTCACCTTCTCTATCGCCTAAAACAAACGCACTAGATTCTAATTCTATGTCATCACTATCGCCATCTTCCATAGTGACTCTAATAACATCCTCAAAGTTTGCTTCTAAAACTTTAGTTGTAGCGTCCCAATTTTTAATTGAACCTGTGTGTGTAGTGAGAGTATTGTTTAGAGCAAAAGTTCCTGTTACATCTTTAACTACAAAGTTTGCATGAAATTGCCCTTCTGGCTCTTGAGTATATTTAAATCCTTGGTTTGTAATATCAACACTATCTACTGCACCAATAGTTTTTGTTGTTGCGAGAAGAGCTGCGCCAGTTCCTCCAGTTGTTGTAATGCTAACTGTTGGTAGTAAGGAATAACCATCTCCACCATTACTAATAAACAATCTAGTAATTTCACCAGTACCAACTGTTCCTTCTTCAAGAGCAAAAGAATCTGTTTCTGTTCCGTAAGTATCAGGACTTTCTTGTAAGTCATAACCGTTTTGGTTTACGATAACACTACTTCCAGCATCAGTAGAAGAACTATCTGTTCCATCTAGAACAAGAGAAGACCCCTCACTTTCATGAATATTATCAAAGAATATATTAATATTATCTGCGAGAGTTAAAGCAGAACTTATAGTAATAGAATTTTGTGATGCTACAGATGTAACAGTAATATTTCTAGATCGTGCTACGCCATCACCAGATACGACCATACCCAATACAATTATACCAGAGTTTCCATCTAATGCCAAGGTAGTACTAGCAGATGTTTCACCATTAACAACAGCAGATGCTTCAGTTCCACCACCATCTAATACAATTTTAATGTCTTCTAGTTGTGAAGTTGTTCCTGCCTCAAGAACTAAAAGTTCTCCGTCATCTGTTGATGAAGAATCTGTACCGTCCATTATCAAAGAACCATCAATGACAGAAACAAATCCAGTAGCAGTTGCAGTATTAGTGCCTGACTCTGTAGTAGTAAATGTGAGAGCTTCTCCTACATTATAGTTCGTACCAGCATCATCAATAATAACTTCACTTACACTACCCCTTTTAACCGAAGCAACTGTTGCTAAAGCTTGACCATTACCGATTGATTCTTGTGCATCAAGTTCTACTATATCACCTACTTCATAAAGAATACCACCATTAGTTACATTAAAGTTTGTAACCATTCCTCTAATGGTAAATGTCATAGTAACATCTTGGACAGTAGAGGTTCCTGTAATAGTTTCTCCGTCCGTAAATGTTCCAACTATCGAAGTAGGATTTAATTCAAACTGAACTATAGAATCTCCACCCTCGGCCGTAGTCAAAGCACTTGAAACAACAGCTGTTGCACCAGAAGTGCCACCTGTAATTATTGTTCCAATGAGTTCTGTAGAGACAGCATTTACGCCAGGAGAAGTTCTCAATATTATTCGGTTGACCCAGTTACCATCTGATGCTCGCATCATAAATTTGTTTGGGTAAGTTACCTCAGAATTTTGTCCCAGCAACATCCTCATAAAAATCTTATGACCTTCGGATGTTCCCTTTGCTCTGTACAGTTCTCTTATGTTCTTTATTAAATTTCTTTTATCAACACCATCAGCAAGCTTGTTTGGTATTGCGTTCATAAAAGATTCACGTAGTTGATCCAAGAAATCATATATGGTGTTATCTACGTTTGCGTATTCTAATAATTGTTGCAAAGTTTGTACAGGGTTTGCTCTGTATCTATCCACAGTACCAGTTGAACCAGAAGTTCCACCCGTAATAGTTTCGCCTGTTTGGAATTGCTGTTGAGATGTTATGAACATTCTTGGAGTAGTATTACCAAGATCATCAACGAGAATTTTTGCAGTAGCCTTGCTTGTTGATCCAGTAATAGTTTCACCAACAACAAACTTGCCCTGAGTTCCACTTCCGTCTTCCAGAACAATTTCATTACCATCTACATCTAATACATTTGATGGAGTTTCTAATTCTAAAAGTAGATTGTCAATATTAACCGTAACTCGTAATTCACCAGCTTCAAGATACTCATAATAGTATTTTAAAAATTTTACAAATAAGGGATGGTCTGCTTGTATAAAGTCAGGAACCTGACCTTCTATTAAAGGACTAAGCTTAGTTGTTAGGTCTGATGAATATCCGTTATCAAAAGGAGCCATCGGTTAATAGCTCGACGGCGTTGTGTAACTAGAGGTGGTATTATATGTAGACCCTGCCGAAGAATCTCCTGTTGATACTGTATCTACATCACCTGTTATAATAGTGTTAGTAAAATCTATTTCTAATATTTGATTCCGAACTGGAACAATATCATTTGAATCTGGAATTGCCGTTAATCTTATGACACTAGAAGCAGCACCATCAACAGAGGATACTGATGTGATATTTATATTACCGATAACAATCTTACCCTTTGTGTAATCTACTGTTCCTGCTGTTACATCTTGGTATATTCGCACACCAGCTACTAAATAGTAAAGTCTTAAATTTCCACTACCATCGTCATTAAAGAACATATCATTTTCTGCATCTCCACTAATCTTAAATCCAGTAGAAGCTATCACACCACCACCAGCAGAATTATGACCATCATGTGGATTATAAAATTTATTATTAAACGGAATGGTATATGATGTTGATGTACCTATCGTTGGTGAAAGATCATGAGCCATAGTTACCTTTGTAATATTGCCCGTTATAGAATTATCAGCATCATCTATAATTCCTGTTACCTTTGAATGTCTGAACACTCCTTCAAATTGACCCAGAGTATCATCATTAAAATTTGTTAGAGTATTAGAAATTAATGTTGCGATAGAAGATGAAGTTTCAGTAGTCTTACTAGAATCAAATTTAAAGACTACTTGCAAAATGAGTTTAGTTGTTTGTACATCAACAATAACTGGTGTTATAGAAGCGACTGTGAATGGTGCAAGATCAGTAACTAGCTGTGATTTTTCTGTAGCAGTTAAATTATTACCTGTCGTAGATTTTATCGATATAAAAACTTTACCATATTCTGGTGTTTCAACAACACCAAGACTCGTATCAAAAGAACCAGCCTCACCGCCAAAGACTTGAACAGATTGTGTGTTGGGGAAATACTTCTTTGCAAAAACTTTATAATCCTCTGATGTAACACAACGACCCTGAGAAGCAAAATCTAAAGGAGCATTATACTTTATAGATGAAAGACTTTCTGGTTCAGCACCAGCAGTTGAAGGTTCTGAGGTTGCGACTGATATATCCGTAACACTTGCAATTGCTGCAGCATTTGTAAATAAAGATGCGCCATTAGCTGCAGTTTTGTTAGACACAACATATGTAAGTAAAACAATGTTGTCATCAGAAAGAGCAGTACCGATAATACCGTCACCAAAATAAACTTCAAATAACCCAGCCTCAACTTCCTGTAAAAAATAAACATTACTCCCAGCAGTAACTTGAGTTATATCTGTTGCTTCCGTAAATGTGTTGGAAGATGAATCTGTAGATGATGTTTGAACTTTGACTATTAAAGTGCTGGTATCTGCTCTGTTATCAGTAAGGACAAATCTCTGATCTATATCAGAAGAGTCCACAGTATATCTTGTTGTTATAAATGTACCCTCATAGATATCAACACCAACAAAAGGAATAGTATTTCCAGTATTTGATTTTGTTATATCTGCAATAGTAGAGAATTGATAAGATATATCGTTCACAGTTGTATTGAAAACAGTTCCAGCTGGCAATGTAGCATTAACATCATTAGTATTAAGAATAACATCTACCGTTGCTTTAGCCGCACGAGCAGAAGTTGGTACATAACCCAATGTCTTTGCGTGAGAAACAATACTTGATCTTAGAGATGCACTATCTAAAAACATTTCGTTTGCTAACATATTTGCGTTGAAACCAAGATAGTGAGTGTTGTACGCAAGAACATCTAACAATGCACTCATACCAGAACCCTCAAAATCATAATCAGTAAATTCTGTTTGTGCGCCTAGAAATGTTTTGAGGTTATCTTTTACATCATCAAAATCAAATTCTGTGACCTCTAATCTTTTATTGTTTGTAGCCATTATCGCAATACCTCTAGAAATACCGTTAAGTCAACGAGCTCTGTAGGTGTATTAACAACAAAGAACTCTATCGTCACTTCATATTCATTACGATCTAAATTTGGATCAGCCCTCACACTAATAAGTCTAACCCTTGGTTCAAAATTCTCAATGACATCCTCTATCTTTCTTGCAAGAATGAAGGCTGTCATGTTACTCATATTCTCAAATAACATGTCCCTAATACCAGAACCAATTTCTGGGTGAAAAGGTTTTTCATAATGGTTCAACAAAACAAGGTTACGAACAGACCTTTTAACAGCCGCAATATCAGTAACCTTTCTGATATCCTTAGAGCCTTGAGTCTTTGCAAAGAACAAATCCAAATCTTTCCACTGCCGCACATTACGATCTATGTCATTTTGACTTTGTGCATCAGTATATGCGGTTGGTGTAGCCATTAAGTTGGACTCCTGTTATGTTTATTTATAAGAGAAACTACGAAGTTTGTTTCATAATAAACTTTTCATTTCTCCATTTATCTTTAGCGTTCACACGAATGAAAGGTTTGTTTGTTTCACTCTTAATAGGATTTGGAATTGTTAACATAACATTTTTACCAGAATTAAAAGCCTTAGTCTGATTGATTACACGTTGCATACTACTC